CTCACATATCTCCAAAGCTCATCCCCACCGGACGGTAAGTCAGTGATCTTAGCGTCGGGAAGGAATCTTGCGATTGCGTAGTTCTTGGCGTTTACGCTGCCGTTGACCTTAAGTTGAAATTCAAGATTACCCGCCCAAGACTGTGCTTGGGTGGCCTTTGCTTGCAACATGCGTCCTAAGTTGGAGGGGTTAATCTCAACTGAGTACAGCAAGTCGCCTCTTTGGGCATCTGAAGGTACAGCTACGGCAGCCACGGGCTCAGTGCACTTGATATTGTCAAAGTGCCTCGACCTTGCTAATGCAAGGGAATCTGGCGCGTTTGCGTTTTGGCGTGGTGCTGGTTGTTTGGGTTCGCTAAAGCTCTTCGGTTTTGGTCGGCGTGTGCCTCGACGTCTCACATTCTGCTGTTGCATCATTATGATTACTGTCGACACGGGAATTCCTCTCCATCCACTTCTTCCGTTGGCAATCTGATGGACACACTTTCAAAGAACTTTTGCTCAAGCGGACTAATCCCCCAAGCAGCTTCGTAGGATAGGCGACACTCAATTGTCGGCTCCACTACACGTGCCCGATGCGGCCGCACGTATTCGCGTCTAGCAACATAGTCAAGTTGCGTTCGCATGCTTTTATCTGACAGCTTAGATAACTTCTCTCCAAGATATTGCCCTATAGGTAACCCCATACCAAGTGCCAGTTCACATCTTCCAATTGATGCTAAGTACACATCTCTCTTCCCTGCCCAGTCGGCTCTCGTTGTCCAACCTGTCCTAGCCATTAGTCTGAGGGGATTCCTCACACAATGCCAGGACCTCCCATCATAGACAGGCCGGGTTTGGCAGAAATCTATTTTCTCAAACTCCCTGGTGCTATCCTCTTTAGTCTTCATGCCGAATTGCTCGAAGAATCTGACGTCGTAATCTTTGCCCTGATCTTCGTAGATTATGACTGAATCGTCACCATCCACATAGACACTTCCTACGATTCCAAAATGTTCCATAAAACAACTTAGCATTGCATAGTTGATTATTGAGTTACCCAAACCTGTGTTTTGGTCTCCAGACATTCTGGTTGCTTTTGTTTTGTACGTCGTTCCTCTCGCTGTCCTTCCAACACACTGACTCTGCATTCTAAGTAGCTTGGCCAGCAGTTTATCCTTCCGACACTTCAGGTAGAACCATTGCTCTAACTTCAACAACTCAATGCTACAATGTGCATCAAACTTGCTATGGTCAAGAAGCAGAGCACGTGGTCGTTTGAAACTTTCCCACTTCCCTCGCAGATCTTCTCCTCTCTGCGTTAGATTTCTGCATTTTGCAAACACTCGTGTTCCGTATTTGTCTTCATATGCGTACGTGTTTGTCTCAATTGCATGCAAATATTGCGCGAGTCGGAGACAGTATCTCTTGCCACGATACTGTATGCACCTCGGAGCTGTGATCTTCCCATCTACTATTTGATCAAACAGGTCCGCAAGTGCGCGTGCATTGGCTATGTACTTATCATCTTTCAAGAACATACTCACCCTTCCGTCCTTATCATCAACCTCACATTCTTCCAATGACGCATGTGCTATCTCCATCAATTTACGCTTGTCTCCACTACATCGGGAAATGATGTATTCCTCGGTGGCGACATGCGATGGTCGGATCAATGGGCGTAGGTACTTCTTGAGACATATTTTGGACGTGTACCTAGATCCATCATCAACCTGGTGTCTTTTTGCTAGAGCGATCTTTTCATTACAAGCGCAAGCCTTATGAGTGAATACGATATGCTGATTTAGATCTTCACAGTCATACTCCATAAGTTTGTAAGTTGCTCTTTTATCGGCGAGACAATCGCCCGGCTCAACGTTGTGACTGCAGCCTGGTAATATTTTGTCCACTCCCCATTCTCCTTGTAGACAAGCTGCAGCGAGCCTGC